ATGAGTCAGACATTGAAACTCCGTCTAGCGAATATTCTATCACAAATATGTGGTTTTTAACGACCCGCGCGATAATCGAGCCGTAAGTCTTTGAGACCCCGAGCTATGGTTCAACTGGGGCAGTTGGACTCTACTTCCTCCGTGCATTGATTTCGACGACCCCATTATCTCGTCCCTATACACCTTCAGACCCATACAGAACGAGTCGACAAAGTCGTTGTGTTTGGTAAACGGGAAAGCACAGAGTTCGGTCATGAGTTCGCCGAGTTGCGGAATATCGGTGTAAACAGATACTCTGCCGTCTTCGGCTATCGGAGCCACCTCGTTCGCACGAAGTATCTTGTCCTTGGTCGGTATGACCTCTTTTACCGGGGTCTGCAGCTCCTTACGCAGCATCTGGATCAGTGGTAGACCGCTCGCCCTACTTTCAACGTAAAGAGCTCGTGACCTCCATGTCTTCAGCCACAGCGGCATGGCCTTGAGGAGGTCGGGAAACTCCATTTTCTCCTTGTACACATGGACAAGATGAAGATTTCGGGTCTTCTTGACCACGCCGAAGATGCAAATCACCGTGCTGTCATTCATCTCACCTTTCTTCAGCGCAGTGTCTGCGGTTGCGAAGACATATTCGTAGTTGGACAGGTTTCTCTCGTGATGCGAGAACCAGAAGTCTTTGAATATCGCTCCGCTTTCCCCCTGCGGCCTACCCAGATACAGCGTATTAAACGTCTGTTCGTCCTGTTTCTTAATAGACTCGAGTGCATGGACCGGAAAGAACTCGGGCCAATGCGATTCGCCCAGTTTTCTCCCCAACGGATCGTTTTCCTCGTCTAAACACAGAGCCGGAACATTGAGCTCAAGCCATCCTTCCGGGTCACTGGCCAACAATCTGCCGATCACATCTTCTTTGTGGAACCGAGTCCCTATGCTCATCACGCAGTTGTTCGGCAGACCGCGGGTCAAGAACTGCGTGGCGGCCCAGCGAAACGTAGACTCCAGAACCTGGCTTGAGTTACCGTCTTCGAGTAAGTCGTCGAGTATGCCGATTCCGGGCAGATCGTTTTCGCTGATTACACCGAAACCGAAACCCGTAACCCCGGATTCGGCCGAAGCGGACATAATAATCCCGCCCTGTCCGGAGCGAATGGTCTTGAGGTTACACTCCTTTTCGTTAATCGAACACTCCGGGAATATCCACTTAAACGCTTCGGATGTTACGTAGTTCAGAATGGCCCGGGAGTTTTCATGTGTCAGTTTGAGCGCATAAGATGCCATAATAAACTGAGCACCCGGACTCCGGCCGAGTTGCCAACTCGGCATCAGCTTGGAGATGAGCATGCTTTTTCCACTACGCGGAGCCAGCGATATAGTCGTACGACGGTAATCCGGATTGCCGTCGCAAATATCCTGAATGTACTGACAGATAAGCTCGTGTACACGATACGGAGTGAACATCCCGCTATTACTTATCTCTCTCGTAATGTACTTGGCGTACGTAATGAACTCGGTTCGACACTTGAGACGTAAAAGCTCTTTCTTGTCCTCTGAACTCAACTTCTCGAGTTGATTGGACATCTCGATGATAATCTGTCTTTCTTTGACTAATTCCGATTTATCCACAGTTAGTCTGACCTTCCCGGTTCGCTATGGTGTCGTATAACGAGCTTTCACCCGGTCCCGGATTTCTTGGTCTCTCCGTACCATCCGACGTGTTATTCAGCACTCCGGATCCCGCTTCGACCGAGCTAAAGTATTCCGATTGCTTCAGCGAATCGAGCTGGTTACGGGACAGCGATTGATCGAACACGGACTGATTCAGGTCCAGGTCACCCGTAGAAGCGTTAAAGTCGTCGTCTATCTTCGACTTTGCGGTCTCCGCAATGATTCGGTCCCGGTCGAACAACGTCTTTTCACTCGGAAACGGGATAGGTACGGGCGGTGTGAAAGCTCCGAGCGTGGAATTAAAGCCCGGGCCCGGGTCTAATTCTCTCCACTCCTTGTCTGCCGGTATAATCCCCTGGTTTAAGATCCTCAATGCCTGTTTCTTGTTCAGCGAGGCCAGAGCTCCGAGGTCCGGTATGTTCTGAAAAGCATTGGCTATATTCGGTGTAACCCGGACGCCCGCTCTACCTCCGCTTTTTACTTGGTCCAAAGCCTTAACAAAATTGTAAACGTCCTTGATGGCTTCGGAGTTCTGTCTAACATCTTCGAGTAGATTGGATAGCACCGGGACGTTTCCGTTCTTCCGATTGTTACTGTAGAGTATGGAAGACAGAATATTAAAGACCGAATCGATTAGTTTTCTTTCTATCGACTCGACACCGGTTATGTTGTTGTCCGCAGCTTTTAAAGCCTTCTCAACCCCTTCAAAGGACTTGGCCATTTCTAAAGCCCTTTCAGTCATATCGGCAAAACGAGAATCGTAGTTCGTCTTACCTGCGTCGCGTACTCGCTGGACCTTCTGGACCGTCTGGGTCAGGTCTTTACGGTTAGGTGTGGTTAGCTCTTCGTCTAACTTGGTCGACTCGGTTCCGTTTTCTTTAGAAACCGGGTTGTTATTGTTGTTAAGTGCGTCGCCGGTAGGATTATATGAATTCGAACCAGTCGACGTAACCGATCCGCACTGATCTAGCACATTGTTTCCATCACTATCTTCGCCATGTTCGGTCTTACGGCAGCCCGGTCCGCACGGGCACTCCGATCCGCCCGATTTACCCGCAAATAGGCCGCCCAGACCTTTCACCCCGGACAGAATAGTAGTGGCCGGATTAAACCCGCCTCCCACCAGCGACCCAAGTGAGTCGAGTCCGATTCCACCCTGGCCAAGCAGATCGGACATCGCTTTTCCTTGACCAATTAGGCCAAGCGCCGTACTTGCCAACGTCGGGACCGAATTTGCCGGAGCAGGCAGTTTCTTTATCTGGTCAAGATTGCTGACTGAGCCGAACAGTTTAGGTATAGCTCCGAGCGCACCGTCCAGTACGGCTTTGGATACGGACTGAACAACCCCCGGGCTAACCAGATTGCTATTGAAAGCCGTACTTATAGTCCCGCTAATCGCATCGGTCAGACCGCCTTTGACCGCGGAGTCAAGTATGTTTCCCAACGAAGCCGGATATTTCGATTTCAGCAGGTCTGAGGCTATGTTCACGACCGGACTAACATACTTGTTCACTTCAGGAGGGAGCTGGTCTAGCCCGATGGCCACCGCGCTGTCCACTGCGCCTATGATCCCGCCGCTAAGCAATCCGGTCATCACCGATCCGGCCCGTGGGTCCAGCGTGTTCACAGCCGCACGTAGCGTCGCCGTGCCCACCTTGAACAACGCGCCATCGACGTCGCCATCTTTTACGCCATTGACCAGCACATCGGCCGCACTGCCAACGCCGTCCAGAATAGTTTGCGTGGTCTGACTGACCGACCCGGACTCATTCAGTTCTGATTGGATTACGTCGGTTATCTCTTCGACCGGTATGCCGGTTTTCGCATTCAACGCAACTCGCGCAATACTTTTCATCGCCCTGGCTCCGTCAAAAGCCGTTTCCGGAATCAACGACGCACCTCGGAGTAAGAGTTTAAGGGCCGGGTCGGTACCTGTAAGCTCGATCTGTCTAATAGCTTCGTCAAAAGCCACCGATGCAATGGATTTGTCAACCCAATCCATTCCTTTAGGCTTTGCTTGCTTCTCTTCCAGGGCCGGAATATTTTTCAAACTGCTCATGAACTCTACGCGATTGAGCGGTTTATCCTTGCTGTAGAATTGCTGAGGTATCCGCCTTCCGTGTTTTACCCATCTCATCAGTTTTTGGTATCTCTGACACACCACGTGTTCCGAGTTATTACCGTCGTCGACTACGGCATCCATTCCATGGATTTTCTCCGTACATTTAGGTAATGCGGAACGAAAGAATACGGGCGGCGAACCCATGGGTAGCCAGCCGTAATTCTTATTCTCGTCACGTCGACAAACCATGGTCGTGGTACGGAAACCACGGTCTTCAGTGTATTCGTGAGTCTCACCAAGCAGCGATTCTGTGCATTCCGGAATACCCGGGTTTCTGGTCTGAGCTTGTGTAATAGCCGGCGTGGTTTGGTTACCCGGGTTCACACCCTTTTCCACCCACAACCCGTTCGTAAGGGATTTCCACGCCCACATGTCCTTCGAACCGACCTGTTTGCTCGTACGACGCATACATACGACAAAGTCTTGGTTCATCTCATTACTTAAGATGTAAGCTCGACCCTGATTTCCCTCATTACACTTCATTCCCGGGTCTGTCGAATCGTTCCATACCGCCATACTCTCATCGATTATGGGGAACTGAATCGGGTTACCAGCAATCCCGACTTCGGGGTCGTCACGTACGATTCCGATTACGTGCATATTCTCCGACCTGCCGTTCGTCTTACCTATTAACACCTTTGCGCCGATATATCTCGAGCTCAACGTCCCCCGGTTAGATCCGGAAACCGGTATCCAGTCCGAAGTCAGGTTGTCATTAGTAGTCACTTTGACCCGGCCCAGCTTCTTCGGGTCGTTTGTGTCAGCTATGATCGCTTCTTCGTTGAACGGGTCGGCGTAAGGTACGCCCAGAGTCTCAACAATTCGAGTCGTGACCCCGGCCATTGCGGCTATGGGTAAAAACGGGTTATTCATACTGGCTCGATACTCGGTTCAAAGAAAACGTCGTCGGCGACCGACAAGTCCGCCGTACTTATAGCATATTGTAACCTAGTCGTACATGTAACCGGGGCGTAATTTTCCACAATATGCTGCGCAGCATCCCAAGTACGCCCGTTACGGTTGTAGTAGAAGGGCATACGCACCACGACTGTGTTAGCCGACAACTCGTCTTGGCACGTACACAAGTCCGCGATCATCTGGTTTGCGAAGTTATTGACCTCTGCGTCCGTATCCGTGCCGACCTTGAGCATATCGACCATATACGGCGTATTGATCGGCGAGGTTATTTCTAGCTCTCTAAGTCCGCTACGTACGGTAAGGTCGAGCGGTTCTCCTTGAAACTCCTCGGCACTATGAGCTTTTATACCAAACACCCAGAGCATAAACATCAGGCTGAGCATGCTGCCGCGTGCGGGGAGTAAGCCGGTCCAGGCCGAGGCGTCGATGACCAGGTTGCTGAAGTTAACCAGTCCGGTTAAATCGGTTTCAGTATCGTATACTTTTGACGTATACCGGTAGAAAGTAGATATTCCGCTGACCGGATTGTAAAGGTACTGTTCTATAAAACCTAGGTCTATTTTCCTGAAAGTGTCGGCTTCTGGGTCCGTAGTCCACATCGACCCGCTTAGCTTGTTAACATGTGCATTGGTAATCAGAAGCCGCTTAACACGATCCGGCCAACTACTGTTCCACAAGTTCGACGTAAACCCTACATGCTGAGCTATCCAGTCCAGGTTAGGAGGGTAGCAAGTGTCCGGATTAAGGTAGAGTAGATAGAAGTTATCAAGAAGAGTTTTAGAGCTAGACAAGAAGTCGTCGGTACCCGAAATCAACCACTTAGCCACTGCGACCGAGTCGTCTTCTTTGTTATACGCTTCCTCTACGCCAGGCAGTCGGCCGTAAACCGGACGCCCTATCTGCTCGTCTATCTGTATAGACGAACCCTTTATTCTGCTCAGAGCGGTTTGAATACCAGACTCATAAATCTCTGACAGCTTGTAGTAACAGGAGATCAGGAAATCGCGGTTGTTCTGGCTGCCTCGGTCTATCCAGACTTCTTCGATTCCGTTTGTCACAACTCCGTGCCAAACCGGGTCGAGCGTCGATTTGATCGTGTCGACCAATTTGTCATAGATCTGCTCTTCGGCTTCGACAGTGGCCTGACTTCGATACAACAGTCTGCGCAGAAAATCGTCTACCGAGTCGGTTACAGATTTTATATTTCCTTCGTCCGACAGACGAACTATCACACGACGCGTAAATGTCTCGGATTCGTAGGTTGAAGGCGGTAAATAGACCCGGGCCGGTATGCTAGCAACTCGGTCAACATTTACGGTCCCCGACCCTGCAGGCAATACGAATTTCCCTCGCACTATGCTGCGTAAGTCGACATACTCAGACCCGTACACGTAATAATGTAGGCCGGGGACCGTGAACGAGTCATAGCGCCACTTGTCACCCTCAACCCTACTCAACGCGCCGATCTTACACTTTCCGGCCAAGCATTGCTTATCCGTTCCGTCTACACAAGAAGCCCGGATAATAGCGCAATTCTCGAATCCGTTCTTTCCTGGCGACCCGTGTGCGAAGATTTCCAACTCCGGGCCGAGCAGAGTATCGGGAATATGGACGTGCGAAACCGACTTATACCTGTATCCATCCGCCGTACTATTCTCATAGTTCAGGGTTATCTGTTCGTTTCTACCCGATTCAAGGTCGTCAGCAAGATTCTTACGGAACGTAATATTGCCAAGACGATAGTTTCCTATCTTTGTCGTAAAACGATTCTCAAACTCGAAGTATACACGAGCTGACCCGAAAACAAATGCTGGTGACTTCAGCTTTTTGGCTGATTTTCTGTCCCAAGTGCTATTAGAAGATATCATAGATATTCTCGTATGTATAGGTCAGTGTGCTCGAATCGACCACCGAGGTCAGCGAGATAATTGAGCGGTATAGGCGAAACCCGGACACTGTGTCCGGAGAAATCAGCGCTTGCGTGTCGTTTTTAGTAACAATCTGGTCGTACGCATACTCACACGTGCCGCTTTGTTCGTCTTCAATGCCTACAAAACGGCCGCAAATAGCATCGGTGCCTCCTACGACATCGGGGTCAAGTACCATTTTTTTGATATCAAGAATCGGTACTTCAAGCACAGCTTCGTAGTTAATAATCTCTTTCAAGACCGACGAAACTGGCAGATCGACACCCAGACCTATTATGTCGGGGTATATCAGATCTAGCAAGATTGACTGTATATCGCTTGCGATCGTATCGGTGAACGTTGTGGTCAATCTGGGATCCCACAACACATTGACGACAACTTCGACAGGTACGACAGACACCGGGGTCAAGTAGATCTTGACATCGAGCGGGATTCGATCTCTTATCGAAGTAAGCAAAGCCGATTGTGTCGCCGTACTCAGCGCACTACCGTCCGCTCCACCGGCTACGATAAATATTCCGCGAGAATTGTCACCGTATCTGGATTCGTACGGCAAGATCTTAACCAGCGCTGCTTCAGGTGCCACGGATGCAATCTCTGTCTCAAAATCAAGTATCGACGTTAAATTTCTACGTCCGAATAAACCGAAAGCCCGCAACTTCATCTGGTCAATGGTCTCCAGATCCGTACCCCCAACTGCCTCGCTGTTGTTGGTTATGAAATCAAGCCCGAGGAAATTACGATCAATCCGACCGATAGAGCCGGCCGGAACGTTGTACACTGAGCCCCACCGGAGCGACTGGGCCACAGCCGTCGCGCTAGACCCGGTCATACTGACTTGCTCGAGTAGTTCGAAGACTTGGCCGCCATTCGCATAGACCCGGGTTCCCGAAGGTATCGTAACCGGTCTGCTGTAACCGGCCACTTTGAAAAAACTAATCTCCACGGTTGCTCGTGAACCAATTTTTCTCTGAATGCCCAGCGTCTTTAGCCATTGAATAGTGACAGCTTCGGGCAAAGAGTTAAGGTAGTACAGTAACTCGGCTTGTGCGAATCCTTGGCCCTCACTCATCGCAGCCATTGGCGATGCGGGGGTGAAATCGGTTATTTGACCACCCGACTCAATATTGATCCGGGTCTGAATAGCTTTGACAATACTCTCGATATTGCGGCTATCGAGCTGCAGGGGCAGTAAGGGTCCGTAAATTTCAGTTGCCATAGGGTTTAGAACGCGTTAGATCGCGTACGAGTGGAGTAGGGTAGTCCGGACCCCGGATCAGCATTCTCTGATTCGTATGACGGTACTTTGGTCTGGTCTATGAAATCGCCGTTCGAGTCGGTCTGAGGATCGTATACAGTATAGCCGTTAATACCAACCACTATGTCGGTCAAGTCGATGTTGTACATGGCCTGATCGGCTTGACTCAATGCACCCAGTCCGGTCAGATCTTTTAGCGTATCTATTGTTCCGAGTCCGGCTATAGAACGGGCCAGACCCTTAAGATCTCTTATATCGCTCAAGGACATAAGTGCGGCGAGTCCGGGACGCAACAGGTCGTCAAGTGGCTGTAGTGTGGGGTAACCGGCATAGCCTTCGGTCAGAGATTTCACGATATTATCGGGCAAATTGTCCCCCGTGTTCCCCATGCCCGGATATGCCACTCCGGTCAAGTAGTCGTTAGGGGTCAAGTAGCCGGTCGTGAAAGAAATCCCGTTGTGATCAAGGTCTAAGCTGATTCCGGAGTCCAACTCAATCCGCGTACCTGCAGGTAGTTTGTCCGGTTTAGAGTGCGGAACACTTGCTGCGAGTGTGGAAAACAGTTCGAGGTCGGACACATTGGCAGACAGATATTTCGAAACGTTTTGCGGGTTTATCGGTATACCCAGTCCAACCGCTGCGTATTCGATCGCATCGCTGAGCGACGACTCGTACGTGCCCATCTCATTAAAGGACTGAACAGTTTGTTCGTAGACTCTTTTCGCAATTTCTTCAACAGTCTGGCTACCAGATTCCACAAACTTCGTAAACCTAGAATCCTTGTCGTACTCCGACGAAACCGCTGCGGAGAAGTCGGCCAAGCTCAGCCGATTACTTATGACCTCGGACGGAGGCATTGGGCCGAGAAAGTCAGTAACCGACTGTCTTCTGACCTGGCCAGCAACTTCGGGATAACGGGTCGGAGATCCGTATGCCACGGAAGCCAAGCCGGTTATCGTCGACCACGAATCGGTCAGATACGTTGACACAGTAAGTTCTAATCCCCTACACGGCTTTCAACGTTGAAAGCAACACAGGTACGTAATTAGTTCTGTGGAAGCTACGCTACAGGTTTTGGCAACTTCGCTTCCTGGCGAAGAGCCGTTCATCGGAGACGGTCTGGAATCCGAGCTGGTCGCAAATACGTCGGACGGTCGGATATGGTCTTTCGATCGCACCGGCACACCGGTCGAACTGGGCGGGGCTTGTGTAAACAGGCCGATAAACTCTAACCTGTATGCCGGAAACTACTTAGACCTCGATGTAACCAATCCGGATAACCTGCCCATTCCTGTTCCCAACCCGGGCGAAGTGCCGCCGGGGTTTTACAGAGAAATCCGCATCCTTCTGAAATTCGTAGGCGTGCCGCTTACGTTCACAACGTATTTTGACTACGAGGTCGACTGGGGCGCGGGCGTGAATCCGTCAACCTACGCAAATACCGGTGCGCTCGTCCTGGTCGAACTGTTCAGTTTCGGTCCGAGCCCGAAATGGATGGGCCGTGTGGTTTGGTACAGAGAAGGCGATAGCACGCCAGACGAATGAATTTTCGTTGAAAGCCAGTTAGTAGAAGACTAGCACTCCCCCTGATCAGTCTGTGGACAGAATCACTTTTAGTAACGGTAGGTCGATAAGCTCGGACTACTTAAACGAGATCCAGAAAGGAAACAAGTTTGACGGGGACACCCGAACCGATTACTACGCTAATCCGTCTGGTTCGGACGAAGCGGGTTGGGAGATAGGCCAGCGAGACGGCATCAAGGACTGGGAAATCGCGAATCCTCGCGTAAACCCAGAATCCGCGGTCGGACGCGGCGCACACGACGGTATCGTGCTGGGATGGGACGGTACGAACGTAGTTTCTCCGGGTGTACCGGCTACCCGCCCGACCGGGGCGGGCGGAATCGGCGTAACTGTCGAAGCCGGTACGGTCATATCGCGTAATGGCGATCTGATTAGCTGGGAACGTCAGCCTGTTCAGATTCTCAACAGCGGGCCCGGTTCGGTCTCCTATATCTATGTCGAAGAAAATAACAACGACCCCGTCATTCTTTCTATCTCCGACAAGTTACCCAGTGTCACCAATCCGCACATTCCGCTTGCGCGTCTGACCCTCAACTCGACCGGAGACGGCTTGGCCACCGATCCGACAACTTCGGAAGTTGTGGGTACGGGTTATGTCGATTTACGACCGAATACGTATGCGGGTAATCTGAACAACTATCCGTACAACCTTGCCAATACTGAAATCCAGAGTGTCGACTATGTCGCTTCGGTTTGGGACCGGGTCATTGTCGATACAAGCAACGGCAGCACGATTGTTACGCTGCCCGAGTCTCCTAGCGATTCCGACCGCATCGCAGTTGTTGATATTTCCGGAACATTCGATCGTTTCCCGCTGATTATTCGTATAAACCCCGTATCCACCGAGTTACTGAATAACTCGACCGATGACTGGATCGTTAATATCCGCGACGCTCACCTCGAACTCTTCTATCACGCTGATACGGGCCAATGGAAGTTCGAAGAAGCCCCGGGCTCAGAGTGTACGCCGGTTCTCGGTACTTTCCTGTCCTGCGGTGGTCGTGAATACGTTGGCGACCGCATGGCCACAGAGTGCCCGGACGGTGCGTTGATTCCGGCCGATTACCCTAACCCTAGCCCGGGCGCGTATAGCTTCGAACCTTCCCAGTCCGATCCGACTCTGGGTAAATGTTACAAGGTGTATAACGACTCCGTCGCACTGTACGCCAATGGTATGGGCGGCCTGATTAACGTTGCGAATACGCCGCGCTGTGATAAGGACAACCAAGTCGGCGCAATCTCGATCACCCGTAACACAATTTACGTTGACCCGAGCATCGGCGAAGACTCTATAGGCAACTCGGGCGTAGACCCGAACAGACCGTTCCGTAGCCTGGAGCGTGCGCTGATCGAAGCGGTCAGAGAATCGAAGCGTACGGGGCAGTCCAACGACCGATACGATCGCGTAATGGTCGAGCTGGCCCCGGGCGACTATTATGTAGATAACTCGGCCGGTTCGCTCAGCACGCCGAGTATAACTGCGAGCACCGGACTGATACAGCGTTCTTCGACCAGCTACACCATCAGTAGTGTGCAGGATGGTGACAGAGTAAAGCATCTGACCGTCGACGTAGGCAATGTTATTTCCACACAGCCTCCTCGTTCCCTCAACCTCGGCCGTATACTTTACAGCGAATCTGGCGGTGTAGGTAACATTGCTCGGATCGAGAAACAGTCTGTCTCCGGGTCTAACTGGATTATTACGCTTGAGTACGTCAACGGATCGTTTAACCAGGGCGACGAACTGTTCTACGACAATCTTGCCGTAGTCAACCCGCAACAGGGCGGCCTTATTGTCCCTCGCGGCGTATCTATCGACGGTACGGATTTACGTAAAGTACGTATCCGACCGATGTATGTGCCCGAGCTTACTCCGGTGCAGAACGATCCGCAGATTGAGCGTACCGCCATACTCAAAGTTACGGGCGGTAGCTATATCTCACTGATCACTTTTACCGATAACCCGCAGTACGCCCGTACTCACAACACCGTTACTTCGGTCACTTTCGCATCGCAATCCGAGATTAACGGTAGCGGCAGTGAGACACCGTATTACACCCGGTTAAACGGCCTGTTCGCTGAGATCGACGGTTGGGGGTCCGAGGGCCTCGAACCGATCCCGGCTGAAACGACCATTGTCGCTCCGATTGCTACGTCGAAGGACAACAGGTCGCAAGATATTGAAGAGAACCAGACCGGCTTACTCGCCCCGGGCGGGGATAGCCGCGCTAACGCGCCGGTCTCTTACCCCGGCGCAACCCGTATCAGAGATACGGACGGCGCTATAATTCCGCTTCCCGATATCAACAGCACGCGTTCTTCGTCTCCCTACGTCTTTAACTGCAGCGTACGTAGTATTTTCGGCTTGAACGGCCTGTGGACCGAAGGCAGCAGAGTGTCTGGTTTCAAGTCCATGGTTACGGCCAACTTTACTCAGGTCAGCCTGCAGACCGACCCGAACTGTTTCGCTCCGACTACGTATTACCAGGATCCTCCTACCAACAAAACTACGGGGTCGGGTAAACAATACAAGACCTGTACGACCGATACGTATAAGTACAGGCATTTCGGCATGCGCGGCTCTAACGACGCAACGATTCAGATCGTTTCGGTGTTCGTTATCGGCAACAGCGACCATTTCTTGTCGGAATCCGGCTCCGACTTGTCAATCACCAACTCTTGTTCCGACTTCGGCGATATCAGTCTGCGAAGTGTGGGTTATAAGGCCAGGTCCTTTAGTCAAGATGAAAAATCTACGTCTTCGGGGTACAAAGGTACACGTATTACGCAGATTATTCCACCCCTGCCGCTGAAATACGGGCCATTGCCTGACGGCAGACCGGCCACTTTAGAGGATATTGAGATAAACACCGGCCTGACTATCGACTACTTCAAGACTCTGGCCTACACGTATGTAAACAGAACACCGGACCTCAAAGCTCCGTCTACGATGCGGATCTATGTTGAAAACTCTAATACCGCTTCGTCGTTTAGCCTGAATAATCCGCCTAGTGCGAGCGATATAGCCTTTGGTCAGTATACTTACACCAGAAAGGTGGGCCAGACTAATGTCTGGCAACTCAGTGGCGGCCCGTCCAGGCAGATTCGTAAAAGGATCTATGTCACCGGTTTTGACGAGGCCGGTAACAGCCTTTTATACTCTGGAGACTTAAAACAACCCGACCCTACTACGAATGGGTTTGATAAGCTTGATGATAGTTCTAAAATATTTGTCTGGGACCCCAATCCTCAGACTTATAATGAGGACGGAGTACTTGTCGCCGGACCCGGTGCATGGTACATACCTGTTACGACTGAGAACATCGTCGAAGAGACAACTGATACGCCCGACCCAGTCAGCGGTTCGAAGGATGGCTATACACTTAAGAGATTTGACTATGCCTTCAGGTTCAAACTAAACCCGAGCTCTGCTCCCAACTCTGCGGTCAGAGACATAGACTACATCTTCGACCGGTCTGCGGTAAAAATTATACGTACGCAGGACAAGCGAGTAGGGGATCAACGCGTATACCGGGTCTTGCTGGAAGGTTACAAGAAAGGCAAAGGCCTTCGTCGTCCGCAACCTTACTATGTCTTGGAAAAACAAGAAGGCGTGGCCGGGTATCCGCTCAACGGGTCGAACGACCTGTCCACCGACCCGCTAACGTCTACGCTTATACGAACTTACAAAGATGTTTTTGGCTCGTTTAAAGAGGACAGTGAGGATGATGGCGCCTTTGTAACATACCTGGTCCAAGGTTCTAAAGCCCGAAGCGTTTTTGATAACACATTCTTCCCAGATCAAGATAGAGACTACCCCGAATCTACCGAAGACCCGAGCGATAGCATCACAAAAGTCGCACTCGAGCTGTTTAAAGCGAGACCGGGGGTCTGGCTTAGTTCGGATCTGGCTCCCTCAGTCACCGCGATTAACCTGAAGACCTCGAACAGTGTTACGACCGAAGGTATTAGGGTCGGATTACGTCGTCCTTCTGTTATCCGTGCATCTAACCACACCTGGGAATGGACGGGATATCTTAACTACGATACGGCTTTCCCGACTTTCCAGGGCGACCCGCTCGAACAAGATTTCGCTCTCGGCAAGATCATTGTTGAGGAAAACGGTGGCCGAGTCTATGCGACCGGCATGAACGAGGAAGGGAATTACTACTTAGGTACGACCATCTTCGACCTCAGATCGGGTGAGCAGTATGCCATTCCGCTGTCAGCAGAAGGAGAGCCGGGCAATGTAACCAACCAAGTACTTAACAACGTAATCATAAAAGGTACGCTGTTAATGCAGGAAAAGTCCAGGCTTTTCTTTAACTCTGGAACTGAAATCTTCTTCAACTCTGATACTAGATTCAAATCCACTACTACGGGGGAAATTACGGCCTCTTCGCAACCTCCTGCTGTCTATGCAACCACAGACCGGGCCGGACTGGTTCAGCTAGCCAGTGCCGCACAGATCCGCGGCGCGCGCAATTTGGGTTCGTTGGGTGTCAGCGATAAAGTCGCCGTAACCGCATTTGACCTGGCAAATGAGCTGAACGTGCGGTTCACTAATAGCGTGGCTGGTGGCGACAACGTTACGGTCGTTGAATCTAGCTACGAGCTACCTGGCGGAGATGTTAATGATACGGCTGACAACATCACTCAGTTTAGTATAAATGTCGGTTTGCCACTGGAATCCAGCATTGTTCCGTTCGCTGGAATTAGACTGGGAGGATTAAACCCTGATGTCGATCAAGCTCTGACCAAAGTCATTAAGTCGTCGGTTGGGGTCGACTTAAATAACCCAGCAAATATACTCGACACGAACGTGGTAACTGAGAAAACTCTGTTCACTCAGTTCGTTAATAGAGTCACTGATCAGACCATCTCTGGTGCGAAGACTTTCAACAGCACAGTGACCACAAAGGGCCATTTGGTCTTAGACGGTACGGTGGCCAACTCCGGCAGCATTTATAGCGCAGGTGGAAACGACAGCATTTTCGGCCTCCACAACACCAGTAATAGTGGAGATATCCGCCTCGTTGCCAAGAATGCGACCGGTTCGGAAAATGAAACGCTTATCGCTAACCACGGCGGAGTCCAAATTAACGGCGCGTTGAATGTGACCGGCGACATCGCAGCGTTCTTCACACCGTCCGACCGTAACTGGAAAGACAATATCGCTCCGCTAACCGACTCGCTCCGTAAGGTCTGTGCGATTAGCGGCAACCGTTTCGACTGGAATGAGAAATCAGACTACAGCGGGACCGATGTCGGCCTTATAGCCCAAGAAGTGCGTGACATTCTGCCCGAAGCTGTGGCTGAGCGGGAAGACGGACACTTGTCCGTTTCCTACATAAAGATCATACCGCTTCTGGTCGAAGCGATTAAAGAGCTCAGAAATTAAGTTGAAAATCTGAAGAAATCGGAGTGATCTGATGACTACGCCTACTGGACAAATCAGTTTTTCGAATATTTCCGCGGAGTTTGGGCAACCGCCCGGTAAAAACCTCGGAGCGTACCGGGTCAATCAGGTTATAGGGGATAGAAACTGGATACTGGACACCGGCGTACCCACTTCCGGTACGATCCGGTTCTCTGATTTGCGTGGAAAAACCTGCAACGTCGTGGTTGATTACACCGGAGGATCTATACTATCTTCCGCTTCCTCTGGCTCTAATAATCTGTTCTCAGATGTTAACCATGTTTTTAATGACGATACAAACACCGTTATATCTCTGACTACTACGGCTTCTGACAGAATCACTGTGTCCACTCAGGGAGATGCGGACCCTAATCTACCTGACGGAGTTCCGGACGAGTCTATTCCATTCACCGTGTCAAGAAGTTCTACGGTCGGGTCACTTTCTGCTTCCACTTTCATCTCTCATTCTTTTAACGACACCACGAATGTAGATATTAGTCTGACCAGTACCAACCCATCCGTAACCATAGTATCTGAATCTAAAACAGATGCAGACGGACTTACCCCATTTGACACGACTGACAGAAAGCATTACACTGTTACGTTTAGCGACGGAGCGTTACTCGGAGATAGTACGGCTTCTGGCGTAACGGTCAGCAATATAGTTCAAACAACCGGGTCGGGTAATAACCGAGTTATGGTGCTCAGTAAGAAGGAAAAGATCAGTCCTACTCAGATTAAATTGTGGTTTCAAAATACTACGGGAACACCGCTCGGTAACAGCTACGTCTCCGGGTTCGATTTATCTTGGGATTTACCTACTCCGACTTTGAGTACGAATACGGTTACAATGTCAAATTTGTCTCAACCCCCTATTTCTTTCTCTAGAGACTCTAACGGAACTGAAACTGTATCGAAAACTATAAAACCTAACATTTCGTACGTTGTTACATCACCGAGTCCAGGAGCAGCGTTAAGGGTAACTAACGGCGGTTCACGACTGGAGTTAGATGACGCCGATGCAGACTCAAATTACAACGACTTGATTATAGACGCCTCTCAAGGAACGTTTTATAGTCTGTCGTTCACCGATGGTAGTACAGAATTCAGGTACGTAAAAACCACAAGCGGTACTTTTAATACTCTCAGCAATAAACACTACATATTTTCATTTACAGACGGCACGGTTGTTTTAGATCAAAATGTCAGCAACATAGATATATTCAATGTGAGTAATTTGACTGCCAGCGGCGTATCAAGAGATGCTATTTCTGTATCCAAAAAGGAAAAAATAAACAACAACTCTTTCAGAGTTTGGTTTGCAAACCAGAGTCTAATCACGTATGTCACGCCTCCTGGCGCATCTACTTATCAAACCGGCAGTAATACTTTCGCCAGAGGGTTTGTGATTAACTGGACCGCACCGGCCTCTACGAGTGGTTCGCTGGGCTCAGCAAGAGAGTCTTATGACCTAAATGGAGTTGTAGTCGGAGGGTTTAGATCAAGGCCCGGACCCGGTGCGACGAAAAAGGTGTACCACCTCATACGTAGAGCCATAGGTAACGGGTTCTCTTCAGGGACATGGGAAAATACAACGACGTCGCTGAATTTTATTATAGCCGGATCCGGTGCTATCTACGGATATGGCGGAGAGGGGGGTAGAGGTGCGGATATTGACAAACCCGGAGGAGACGGAATTAGCGGAGGAAATGCGCTTATCTTGAGCTACAACAGCTCAGTTACCGTAGAAAGTGGCGGAATTCTGGCCGGAGGCGGTGGCGGAGGCAGTGGCGGAGGTTACAAGTACAATGGAGGTCCGGATGCTAGAGGAGCTGGCGGCGGCGGTGGCGGCGGAGCTGGATTTCCGGCCGGAGGTGCCGGCGGAGCTGGATTTGTAAATAATGGCGGAAGAAATAACAACGTATGCCAAGGAGTACCGGGTAACCCTGGTTCTCTTACTTCGGGCGGACAGGGAGGTTTAGTAAACTGCGACCTGACAGGGGGCGGAAGAGGTGGAGATGGGGGTAACGGTGGAAACCTCGGATTAGGCGGGGCTGATGGGGAGAACGAAAACACATCGTCAGGCAACCCGGGTAGCCCGGGCGCCGCAATTTCCAAAGCCCCGGGCGTAGTAGTATCATTGTCGAATAACGGATCTGTTCTCGGACCCACTTAACACTACGGCCATGTTGTCCACCAGATCGGCTTCAGGTAAAAAGGCCCGAGCCCCCCGGTGGTGGGGTGTTTTCTCACAAAATCTTCCAAAGTTCTACGCACCCGGTCTCACTCCAAAGACCTGGACTCCCGAACTAGCCCGGAAATGGGTCGAATCGATTCCGTCCAAGTGCCCGTTTGAGCGCCAACTGTGGTGGAAAGATAAATTGATTCTGTATATTCCGCCCCTTTGCCCGTTTAACCCGCTCAGCACGCAACTCTACGCCATACGGATTTCCGCACAACAGTACTTGGCCGACCTCGACGTGCTATGATTCTGGCTGAGGGACCAGATGTCCCATTACTCAGTGAGAACCAACCCAAATGTCCGCAACCGCAACATTTACTGTCAAGACCATTCACGTCGGTACGGGTTCACCCGAACTCGCTCCGCTTGGGGGTCGTGAGTACACGAATCAGTACACCTCGTTGCCCAACGCAAACCTGCCCAAGGCTATGCGTCACGACCTTGACAAGGTCTTCAGCGCACTGACTGGCGAAGAGCTGCCGCTCGAAGAGAACACGTTTCTCATCAAGGCAGAAGAAGGTGTTTACACCCGCCTCTTCGGACCAATCTTGAAGGTCGGTGTCGATGGTGTCGAGAACACCAAAACCGGTGCGGCTTACATCCAATGGGGTAACCGTCTCATCCCTATCACGCTGGGCAAAGAAGGTGTGACCGTCCAAATCAACGGTCAGCCCGTGTCCTTTGAAGCCGAATTCTCCGAGTTCGACTTCAGCGGTCGTGGCAAGGACATCGGCCTCATGGTCTCGTTCGACGAGGAAGACGGTAACGGCCAGGTCATCATGCCCGTGGCCGTACGCTTCACCGACTGGCAGAACTCTCCGGAAATCAAGACGCTCAACGCGTTGATGAAGAAGGGCAAGGAGGCCGACGTTCTGTCCGACGTCCAAGAAGTCGCCGCGCGTAGCACCGGTTCGCGTCAGCGTGCCGATCACGACGTCGAGTTCCGTGACCTCGAAGAGGGTCAGACCTACTCGGTGACCAGCTACCGCGAGGTCAAGACTCAGTACGGTAATAGCTACCGTATCGTTCTGGCCGACTACCCGGTGACCGGGGAAACCGGTGAGACTTGGGCTCATACCTCGCTCCGTCCGCTTCTGGCTACGCAGCCGGAGATCTCGGAAGACAAGCCTGCGACTCTTCATATCAAAGAGCGCAAGGTCCTGGATGACGGAAAGATCCGGATTCGCTGCTCACTGCTGCTGACCCAGCAGGCCGAAGTCACCGAAGACGATCTCGATCTCAACTTCTGATCTACGGGCCGGGGCTAACACCCCGGCTTTTTTTTACCCTTTGCTCGTCACGAGTTGAAAGCTACGTAGATGAGATAATTACCCGATGTCCGAAACTGTTTATGTTCCGTACGGCTGGACTTCACCCGATCCGTCTGAAATCAGTTACGAGTTCGGTGAAGCTAAGTACGGCAAGGCGCCTAACGAGATAGAAGCAAATCCGAAAGGTGGTGAAGACGACTACCACAGCGCGGATGTGGACCCCGATAGCAAGTTCGGTGCGACCACGGTGAAAGGTGGAGCGAATTATGGTGGCACGGAAGACTACAAGCCGGAGTCTTCGGGTAAATCGCCCGGCGATGTCGGCGTAATCAATCTTCCTATCGGCCACGTAGTAACAGAAAGTGGTCAGCAGCAGGGTCGTAACTATTACTTGGTCAAGGACATTAAGTCGGAAAAGTACTACGCTGTGATCCCGAACTTCAAGGAGAGCGAGGAGTACAGATCGCCCATGAAGACCACGAGAACCGAAGCGCTTGGCGAAGCCTACCGCGTGCTCGGAGCCTCGCTGCCCGACTCCGCGATGGCTCAACTGCGCGAAAGGTTCCCGGAAAAGACTGCGCTCAGCAACGTCTACGACTGAGAACCTTAAGTTTTCCTGATCCGCTGTCCAAACCCCATCAGCCCGGCTAATGTAGGTTTACTCAAAATCCTCTCATGTCCTTGCTCTCCCATCCACCAATGGTTTACAAGAAGGACGACGGATTCGACTATCCGTCTTTCTTCGAGTACTACAGAAAAGCGGTCGGATCGGTGTGGAGACCGGAAGAAGTCTCGATGAGGTCGGATATAACGGATTGGCAGCAAAATACGACGCAGTCGGAACGCGATCTTATCGCCGGAGTTCTGCGTGGGTTCACTTCGGCCGAATTAGGGATCGGCTGTTACTGGGGAGACCGGGTCACCCGTATTTTCCCGAAACCTGAGATCCAAGCCATGGCTCGGGCTTTTAGTTTCTTCGAGCAAATCCATGCCGAAGCCTATAACTACTTGTCCGACACGCTCAATCTCAATGAATTCGAGCAGTTCATGAGCGACCCGGTAGCTCAGCGTAAGGTCGAAAAGTTCTTTGATAACTGCGGTTCGGACAAAGTAAGCCTGGCCGTGTTCAGCGGAGCTGGTGAAGGCGTATCGCTCTACAGCTCTTTTGCAATCCTACTGGCCTTCAATAAAGACGGCAGATTCAAAGGACTAACCCAGATAATTTCATGGTCTTGTCTGGACGAAGCTCAGCACAGCGAAGGCGGTAGCGAACTCTTCCGCGAACTGGTCAAAGAGACCGGAATTACGGCCGAAGAGATCAAAGAAATTGCTGACGGATTTGATTCAATAATTGAAAACGAATTCTCGTTTCTGGACAACACTTTTAGTCGTATAGACCCGTCCGTCGTTCCGATCTCGCTGGCCGAACTTAAGTCGTACATATTGTTACGGGCCAATAATCGTCTGTCCAATCTGTCTCTTGACATCCGCATACCAATGACAGGACAGGAAACCGATCTGGCCATGAAATTATCTAGCTGGTTCGAACCTGTTATACGCGGACAAGTCAATCACGACGCCTTTGCTCGAGCTAAAGCCGGAGACAGTTACACCTCCAAACCCTCACAAGACTTCAACAGTGTCGATCTCAGCTCACTCGACTTAACACTGGTATAAGTCGTGACCCCTTACCCTTTTCCCAAGCCTTATCAACTAAAGACCGAAGGGCCTTGGATTGTTCAGACAGAGAAAGGGGTAAAAACGTTCTTCGACACCGAACTAGCCTGGTCAACCTATCAATTCGCCAAATTTAAGTATGAAAGAGACTACGACAAAAACTCACAAACAGGTCGATAAAGACACGAACCACATGCGCGTCGTGTTCGGCACATCTTGCCTGATTACGGAAGCCGGTCGAGCTGACAAGCTACTCGATCTGGCCCATAAGCGCCGTGTGAATCGGGAGAAATTCATCGATCAGCCCATAGATGCTTGGGATATCTGATGGAAATAAATATCAACATACCGGAAGGATGGGGCGTAGACGACGAAGTCGAAAGCTTCGAAGAAGTCCCGGAACTCGACCCAAACGACGCGCGTGAAGAGGTCTGGAAACGCTGGAAAGATTCGCCGTTCCAGGTGTCCAACATGGGCAGGGTCAGACGGATCAAGTCGGACGGTTCGGTGAAGATGCGTAAACCACGGTCCGATGACCGTGGCAAGTATCGGATGAATGCGACATGGGTACGGAACGGTGTGCCGTATCGCGAAGAGTTTTTTATCCACCAGGCTGTCATGGCCTTGTTCGGACCGGAAAAACCAGAAGGCGAACACATCGTTGTGTGCCATAAACGACCGACCGGCGAAGACGGTAAGCCGAATAACCGGCTGTCCAATCTCTACTGGTGCGACCGTAGCCGGAACGTCGAAGATGCTTGGGACGACGGACTGATGGACACCGGGGCTAAATGGAAAAACGACGGATAATACGTCAAGACCGGGCCAATCTACTTACTTCTACACATCCTTCGGCGTAAGTTCGGACGGATTTTTGCACTCTATTTCTCCTACTCCAATGCCTGATTTCGACATCAACACGCTGCCCACTCGCCCGACCTGGCTGACCGACGAAGCGCAGAAGACCTTGTCAGCAGGTTATCTGATGCCTGGCGAAACTCCGCGCGACATGTGGAAGCGTTGCGCCATGACTGCGGAGCGATACTTGAACTACGAGGGAATTGGCTCGGACATCATGGAGATGTTCTGGCGCGGGTACATGGGCGGTGCAACGCCGGTCCTGAGCAACTACGGAACTGCGCGTGGTCTGCCAATCTCTTGTTTTACGTGTCACCCCAGCGACTCGGTCAACAGTATCTACAGCCACCTCAAAGAAGTCGCCGCACTAAGCAAAAACGGAGGCGGTGTGGGCGTATATTTCGGCGATATACGGCCCAGTGGCGCACCGATCAGCGGGGGTGGCAAATCGACCGGCATTGTGCCCTGGATGCGCCAGTACGACCTCGCTGCGAGCGTGGTGTCTCAAGGTAACACGCGGCGCGGATCGTTCGCTCTTTACTTACCAATCGACCACCCCGATCTACCCGAAGCTCTGAGGTCGAAAGACCATAGTCAAGGCGACCCACGACAGTTCATCGATAGCAACTTGGCCGTGACTGTGACGGACGAGTGGATCGAGTCGATGATGGCGGGAGACAAGAAAAAACAAGACCTGTTCGGCGAAGTACTGAAGTGTCGGATGATCTCGGGATCTCCGTACATCGTGTTTATCGACAACGCGAACAAGCAGCGCCCGGACTGTTTCAAGCAAAGAAACCTGGAAATCTTTACGAGTAATCTGTGCTCGGAGATTTTCTTACCGACCGACGAAAACCACACGTTTGTGTGTGTGCTTAGCTCGCTGAACCTGGCCAAGTACGACGAATGGCGCCACTGGACCGGTCAGAACACCGGTAAAACTGCGCCGGAGCTGGGAATCTACTTCCTCGACGCTGTGGTCGAAGAGTTCATTCACAAGGCCGAGCGTATCACGTCGATGGGCAGGTCGGTCCGATTCGCTAAGAAGTCTCGTGCGCTCGGTCTGGGCACAATGGGCCTGCACGCACTGTATCAATCCCGAGGTCTGCCTTTCTCCTCATCGGCCTCACGAACCTTAAACGTCGAAGTCCATGGCTGGATCGACGACATGACGCTAAAGGCGTCGCAGGATATGGCCAGAGAGTATGGCGAACCGGAGTGGTGCGAGGGCAACGGGGTCAGACATGCCACACGCACGGCCATCGCACCGACCAAGACGAACTCGGTGATCTGCGGCGCAGTCAGTGAAGGTGTTGACCCGTTGACTGCGAATCTGTTCGTGGCCGGTAACGCGAAGGGCACGTTTGTCCGTAGAAACCCTTACCTCGAGTCGCACCTGACGGCTATAGGTAAAAATACTCAGGAGGTATGGGACAGCATTCTGGACGAGCGCGGTTCGGTTCAGCATCTTAATTTTCTCAGCCGAGGGGCCAAAGAAATATTCAAGACGGCCAGAGAAATCGACCAGCTTGAGATCATTAAACAAGCTGCGGATCGTCAGAACTACGTTTGCCAGGGTCAGTCAGTCAATCTATACGTTGACCCGGAAATCTCCGCACACGATCTGTTCCGTATCCACTTGTCGGCTTGGAAGAGCGGAATGAAGTCGCTCTACTATCTCAAATCGAGCTCGTTGCAGGTCAAGAAAACCAAAAAAGAGTCGGTTCAGTCCAAGGTCTCCATGGTCGTTACTAAGCCCGGTTGCCCGTGGTGCGTGAAGGTCAAGGAACTACTGAAATCACATGGCTATGTGGTCCAAGAGACCGATCGGTCCGGTATTCCTGACTCCGACTGGCCGTATCAGACTGTTCCGCAGGTCTGGATAAATGGCGTCCATGTCGAAGGAGGGTATGAAGGAACACGAAGAGTTCTGGAACCCGAACTCGACGAATCGGAGAAATACACGGAATGCGCAGCCTGTTCGGGCTGAACATGCTAAAGTAACACTGAGAACCGACCCCGTAGTTCCATGATCTCTCCGGTCTTTTACACCGAGCCAGGCAACGAAATGTTCGTACCCCAGGTCGCCCATCCGGGCGAAGACGCTGGCGCTGACATCCGGGCCAATGTGTTTTGGGGCGAAGAGTATGAGGTTGTCGGGTTTTTCCTTAGATGGAGAGACTCGGACTGCGCCAGACTGTTCGTGGACGGGGTTGAGTATACGTGCGATGCCGGAGTATCCGCGCGATTCGTCTCCGATTCTTTCATGTCTCAATACGACGGAGCCGTGCTACTCGAGCCGAATCAGCGTGTTCTAGTAGATAGCGGCTTCAAGATCATCCTGCCCAACCTGAAAAACCTCGGAGCCCCGTGGAACTCGCTGGTCTGTGTGTACAAAATCGTTTCACGAAGCGGATTGGCCGCTAAACACGGCGTGGTTGTGACCAATTCGCCCGGCATAATCGACTCGGGTTACCAAGACTTCGTGAAAGTCTCACTCCACAACACAAGCGAAAACTACCACGTATTTACGCGCGGTGCGCGAATAGCACAGGGCTTGTGCGAAATGGTGATCGACCAGTCAAAAGCCGAATCAACTACTAATTCCAACGTATTCAATGTCACAGCTCGATCGACTGGCGGTCTGGGTTCGACCAGAATATGACCAGAAAGATCCAAGCACTTTACCCCGACCGTAAATACCTTTCCTGCCCGTATTGCGACGGGCGCGGATTCGTTCTGGTCGAACAATTTGATAACCGTAACCCCGACAAACAGATCGGGCCGCTTCATGCCGAAGAGTGCAAGTTTTGTGCCGGACTAGGACAGCGAGATGCTAGTAAACCCAATTGACTACATTTTAGTTCTTAATTTCGACTACACTCCGCTCAATATTGTGGCCGGTAGGCGTGCGATCGTGCTGTTGTTGAAAGATCGGGCGCAGTGGATCTCGGACCGAGTAATCAGGCTTCGGTCGTACGTCTTTATGCCGATCAGCCGGACGGCTAAGGAGAAACCGACCAAATCGGCTATCTATCGCCGAGACAATAACACTTGCCAGTACTGCGGCTCGACTCGTAACTTAACAGTCGACCATTTAGTTCCGCGCTGCAGGGGCGGTATGGACACATGGGACAACCTTTTAATCGCCTGTTCGCGCTGCAATACGATGAAAGGACACAAGACGCTAGAGCAATCCGGCCTGCGGCTGAAGCGTAAGCCACGTCCACCTCTGCCCAAGGTGATCGAAATTGTCCAGAAGTCGTCGGACCCGGAATGGTCGAGATATGCGTACGGAAATTAGGTGAAAGCTGAGTAGGACAGGTGTCTGTATGAGTGAGTTTTCGATCAATCTGCTCGATCGACTCGGACTTTTTGACCGGGTCTATACGGTCTTGGCCAACATTGTCAACAAGTACGTACTGAAGCGTAATACGCTCAACAACGAGCTGATCTACCAAGCTTTCAAGGCCGTCGATGAGTTCTGGAACAAGTACGGTACTACGCGGAGTTATTCTGATTCTCAGGTCAGAGTGGTCGTTGGCACGCTGATCGAGTCGTTAAGGGATAACAACCTTAGCGCAGACGAAATAAAGACGCTGGTCAGCTACGTTACGACGAAATGGGATGTCAACATAGCTAAGTCCCGTTCTCAGTCCAAGCCCGAATTGCCCGTGACAGCCGAATATGCCGCTCTGCGGGCCGTAGAGATCTACGAAAAACTTCCGAAAAATGTCGTGGACGAGTCGGAGTTTGTGGCCTTTGGCGCCCAGGCCATCAGCGAGAATCTGCCCGACAGCTCGGTGCTCAGCCGTATTCTTCACCAAATCAAATTCTAAAATGCCTGCTGATTTCTTCGAAAAACCTAAAGACTGGAACGTAGCTCCGAAGTCGGATTGGGTGTCCGGCACCCCTATCGGGTCGGGTGATATAAAAATGCCTAGCCTTGGAAACCCCGGGTACCACAAAGACGCATCGAAGCCCGTGTCGTTTGGCGACGACATGCCTTCGCTTTGGCAAGGTAGACCGGTCTCCCAGTGCCCGGCCGGTACGACATCGGAAAACGGCATCTGCACTCCGAGCATGAAATCTCAGGCCAGTGCGAAGACAAAAATGAGAGCTATCCAGAAGCAGTTTGTGCCGGAAGAAGAGGGTGGTAAGTCGGGCAAAGAAGCCGCCAGTTCGCTTGATCGCGAGCTTCCCGAAGCTCCGAGACAGGCTGATCCGCAGATCCAGCGTCTTGTGAAAGAAGGTGTGAAAGGCAGAGAGCAATGATTGAGAAACTTACCCGGCCTATCCGGTTCGATAAAGACGTCGACGTGCTCGTTGTGGCCAGAGACGGCGAGAAGTTCTATGTGTCCGACTCCGAAGCTTCGCTCGATCTGCCTTTGACCGAAATGAAGCCAAGACCGCTACTGGAATGGGCCATGATCAGCAACTACCCGATCCGGAAGTTCGTACGAGCTCAGCGCGTATTGAGTGCAAAATTCTTCGGAGCTTGATATAATACGGGCATACAACGACCTCTATGCCCTCCGAACTTAAAGACCAATGGTTATCCGAAACGCTCCGTTCTGAGCCGATCCTGCCCCTCGTTGTGATTGACTTCCGGGTCTACGCACACCAGGTCCATTCATTCACCGAGTCTGCGACCGATCTGGTCGGTAACGATGAAGCCAAGCTTCGGTCCATAGTCCGAGCACTCTGGGCTTACCGACTAAATCGAGGTATAGACTCGATCGAGGCTCGCGACTTCACCGCGGTAGTTGTCGATGACAACAAAAGCAAATTTGAAGGGACCGAAATCACCGGGTATTGGAGGCATCTGGAGGCCCATAAGCTCGGTATGCCGGAATACAAAGGGGGTAGACCGGATAAACCCAGCCTATTTCCTATCATCCTAGAAGAAGGTTACAAGTATATTAAATCGCCCGGGTCTACGTTCCATTTCTTCGATAAACCGTACTACGAAGCCGATGACATAGCGGGCAAAATCGCCCGAATCCAGCGGGAAAGTCAGAACCCCGAGCGATACATACTGTTGTCTACGCTAGACGGAGACTGGCAAGGCTTGGTATCCGACGAGCATAAGATTGTCTGGTGCAACACCGGGCCATGGCTCCCTCGGATCCGGACCGAGACAGAAGTCTGTGACTACTACTTACGCAAAGAGAAACTCCGGATCAATACGGCCAGAGAGACGTATACCGTAAAAGTCGAGGTCGGAGACAAAGGAGACAACCTGATGCCCGGCACTCCGCTCCGGTTCTTCGACCTGTACGAGGAAGACGAGGAATGGGGCTGGACTGACGCAGAGACAGCCGAGCTAAAGTCGATCATGGCGGACCGACGGGTGTCGAACCGTCCCGACCACCTCGAACGCTCAGCCAAGTTCTTGCGGTCCATCGGAATGTTCTTGCCGGAGATCCCGCCCCCCACTCCGCACGATGTCGCGACGTTCGCCGAACGCGCCGTGCTGGAGCGGCGCGAAGCGTTGTGGCCCGGTCTGCGCGGCCTGAACAAGAAGTATTGTATTAACATTTCAGACCCTGCGCAGTTCGGGAAATGCGCTAAGATCGCTACAGATGATAACCTGGCTTTGGAGAAGATCAAGTCGCTTGAAGAAAAACGAAAGACCGACCCGGAAAACTTCGAGCCAGGTTTGCTGAAAGCTCTGAAAGAGTCGAGGAAGGATTACAAAGCGTCGCTGATTCGTTTTGCGGAGGCCGCACAGTGACCGTAGAAAGCATGTTTCAGGTCCCCATTCTTCACCTTGCGGTTCAGGACTGGGAGAACAAAAAACAGATGCTCCGGAGTATCTCGGAAAAAGTTAACATGCAGAGCCATGATACGGTCTGGACTAACTATTACGACGACCGTGAATCTCTGAATCAAGATGTCGTAGACGTGTTGACCGACGAAATACTCGAGTTTCACTCCGAATTTGGGTTTATAGAAACTCAAGTGACCTCGTCCTGGTTTGAGAGGTCGACGAGGAACGGTTCGCACTGTCCGCATACCCATGGAGCCACAGGTTACAGTTCCGTGTGCTATGTGGACTATGACAAATCGTGTCACACTCCGACACAGTTTATTTCTCCGTTTCTCAACTTCTTGGACGGCAATGCTATTCACTACGCCCCGAACGTAGATGAAGGGTCTATTATCTTTTTCCCCTCGTCTATAATTCACCGTACCTCTCCGAATTTCTCTGACAAAGAACGCTTGGTTTTATCGTTCAATATTCTGGTAAAAAAGCTTAATACGGAAGGGGTCTAACTCACCATGTCAACTAATTCCTCAGACAGCGATCTAAAGAATAAAGGTCCGGCGTGTAAATACGCTCAGATCATTTCGTCGCTAGAGAACAGCGGGTACTACTTAAAGATCAACCTGGACTCGCGGCTAACCTCGTTTCACGACCTGTACGAGAAATACACACCGTCCGGCATCAATTCGCACCTGGCCCCGAAGGGTATAAACTACCCGGACTGGTTTGAGTTCCTCGTCCCGGCTTCCGAGACTACGCTTGAGACTATTCAAAACGAAGTGTTGAACGGCGACATGCTACAGGATGTCGATGCGGATACGCGCGAGTTCTCGTTGCCGTTGTTCATCTACCGGTCCGGCCGAGCTAGCGAAGTGACCGACTACATTCTCGGGGTTGAGAACTTGAAAGCTCTGAGACACAAAAAGATGGGCGGTGGAACATACCGGCTAGGCATAGCGCATTCACCCGGCTCGATTAGCGACCTGATCAGAGCGGGTGCGGTGAACAACGTGTTCAGTTATGTGCCCGAAGTTGACTGGTTCAGCAAGCCGGTTCAGAAATTGAAATTCGAGGACATAGTCACCATATTTCCGCCAGCCGAAGCCGAGATGTTCAAGCTGATTATCGGCCGGGCATGTGTAGGTCGGACCGGCTCGATCCATCCGGGGATGGATAAGCCTTTGAACCACGGATTCCGTAAAGCCGGTGTCATTGTCGGCGAGCCGGGCATAGGTAAGACGACCATTTTGAACGGTATAATGAAAGCCATGCAGTACTGTGGTTACAATGTCGTGAACATGGGCGATTTCGGTTCACGATTCAACCAAGGCGCAGTGATCAGTTCGCATCTGGCCTACAACGACGACTTGACCATGGAATCGCTTGAGAAAATGCTCAAGGCGCACAGCTTTAAGTCCGTTGTGACCGGCGGAACAGAGAAAGTGGAGAACAAGGGAACCGACGCGATCGAAGTGGTGTCGAACACAGTGATAATTGCTAACTGCAACGAGATAAGGTCGGAGATCTCGTACAGCTTGGATTCCGGAGCTATAAGCCGACTCGCCCTTATTTCTACGTATCGTGTGTTCGAGCAGGAAGAAAGCAGTAAGACGGCTGGTCGAGATATACACCCGGTCTCGAATATCAAATATCTGTGCAAAAAATACGACGTAGACGAGATCACTTTGTTCATGAGAGTTATGCGCGAATGCACAGACTTTTTCCTTGACAAGGTCAACAGCGGGACCGATGTTCACTTCCACAGCGAACAGTTACTGCCGTATCTGCGGATCCAGATTCACAAAAACGCACTGGAGTGTTTTATACGGTTCTGTTTTCTTGCCTTCGCCATAAGGGACCAGAAGGGCAAAGGCACATATCTGCCCGAACTCACACTAGGGTCGTTGGCCACGATTCTCGAATCGACTCGGTTTCTCATGATCGACATGAAGGCGAATAACTTGCGTAAGAACATGAAAGAGCATTGGGAGAAAGCTAAACGTGACCAGAATCACCCGTACTGGGCTCAGCGTAAGATGTTGATCACCAGTATAGACAAGGCGTATGAGATATTTAACAACTACAGGTCGGATAAAGACCTCGCGCTGGCCACGGAAAACGTATTCAGCGCGTTGACTCTGCGTGACGGGTTCTCTATGTCAAAAAAGATGTCGCACATTGTTCGGACATGGGAGATGGTAAGAGGAGAGAGAAACAAAATCTACGCAACTGCGAACGAACTGCTCGGATCGATTACCGATCCGACCGAGGTCACGTATATTACTAACAAATCAAACCGCTGCGGCTCGGATTGGGTTTACAGCGCAGACTACGACCCCAGCAAGCTCTGATCATGACCGCAATCGCCACTATTTCGCTTGACCATGAAAGCTGGGACCACAAACCCAGTACGGTTCTGCAGTACGGTTCGGAAAAGGACAAGTACGGTAAACCGAAGACCGAGACCAGAGTGTTAGGAGCTCGGGTCGGAGTCGATGTGTCCGAGGTCAACCCGAAACAACTGGCCCGAGCCATACTGCGCGGTCAGACCTGGTCACCTTTTGTGTTCAATGTGTGCGCGGACTGGAAACGTCGGCGTAGAGTCGAAGGTCTGTTCCTTAGCTGCCAAGTTCTCGGTGTTGATTTCGACTCGGGGGACAGTGTGGACGACATAATGACCCGGGCCGAGCAACTGGGTGTGAAGTTTAACATTCTTCACCATTCGTTCAGTAGTACGGCTGAGCATCCGAAACTACGCGGCATAGTCTTTCTTGAAGAAGTAGTCGAGAACATTGAGACGGCGAAACTGTTAGCCACCGGCCTGGCCTACGCGCTGGATGGTGATAAATCCTGTATCGATGTGGCCCGGATGTATTACGGCTCGACACCCGAATCGCTTATACATCTGGATAACGATACGGTCACTCCGATCGAATTGCTCAGCCGTATTGCGAAGTCGGCCGATGCGGATAAATACGTCGTGTCGAAGGACACGGTACCCCGTGAGTATGATGAGAATTGGGGCACATTGGCCGATCAAAGACAGCTCTGGATGAATCTGGCCCCGGCGAAAAGAGAGTTTGTGAAAAGGAAGGTCAAAGGCATACTTGATGAGATCGAGGCGTTTAATGGTGCGAGAGGGGCGAGCCGGTACGAGTGTGTGTGGAGGCGGACAAGCCGTATAGCCCGTATGCCCGAGATGGTAGGCACGGTGACAAAGGATTGGGTGATGGAGAGAATACGGAAGAACCCGTATTTTGATGATTGGGATAAAGATGCCGAGGCCATTGTGTCCAATGCCATAGCATGGAGCTTTGAACATTCCGAGCCACCGGTCTGAGCGTTGAAAGCCAGTTAGAACGACAGAATTGGCAGTGCGTAGTAAGGAAATACCGGTGATCAGCGGACCCCTCCCTGTCGGGGTCAATAGTAACTATTGGACCAACGACTCGCTTAAAGACGTCGGATTCGAGGCCGGAAAAGGCAACTTTACCGCATCTCCCTCGGCATTTGATACCGATCCGGTATTCCAAACACAAGACGGCAAACCTCTTGCTCAGAAGCAAGAAGACAAACCGAAAGAAAAAGAGCCGTCTTACACTTTCGCCACCCGTAAGGGCGAAGCTAATTCCGTAGCCGATCGGCTGGACACGATAAGTTTTGTCCCCGGATCTTACGGTGCTATGTCAGCCAGCATAGCCTATATCCGGTACTGGTCACGTAAACCTGCAGCACAGAAAACTCCGGTATCTTCGGAGACTTTACAAGGGGGTCCTGCGGACAGCAAGGATGAAGTAACCAGTGCGCTTAATAGAATATCTTCTAATAACATAGCGTTCAGTCAGCAGAGCGAATCATTCTATACATCAAATATACCTACTCCTTCCGTAGTCCTTGAAACCAATTCAAGTCCTTTGAGAAATGCGTCTTACCAGTACTCCGCACCGGCTCCGGAACCTCCAGCCGATACTCCAAAATCTCCGACCTTCTTCGACAGAGTCGGATCGTTATTCAGCGCGAACCCGAGCGGCTCGGCCTCTCTACCCGGTGCGCCTTCACCGACCGGCCCGACTAAATACGCGTCCAACGACGCCCCTAACCCCGAAAGCGCCGTCTGGCAGTTCTTGTTCAACCCCGAAGAGCTTCAGCTCAGCTCAGGGCCCGACTACAACCGTGCGGAGACATGGGGCGTATCGGACGCTGCGAATCACGGTCAACCGGTGTCCTGGCGCGCTCACAAGAACAGAAAGCTGACTTTTAGTAAGGTTTTGCTGCATGGCTATGCGTTTGGCCGCCGTGTCGACAAACTCGAGATCGGTCTGCAGGACTTGTTCATGGCCCGGAGCGGAGAAGGAATGGATAGCCCGCCCGTACTCGAGTTTGTATGGGGGAGTCGGACATTCGGGCCATGTGTTATACAGAACATCCAGGTTCGGGAGAAAGCTTGGGACAAAGGGCTACTGGTGAACGCCGAAGTATCGTTCGAACTCGAACAGATCCCGGAGTGGACGGTGAACGACGGATTTGTTGATGTTCTGCGTCCGGGCCGTCAGCCTGTGCTGAATGATCAGAGCTTGGAGGCAAAGGGGTATGATGACCAGAACGCCGGTCCTCCTGAGACAAAACCACCAGCCACGGAGCCAGGTGGAGGTGGTGGTAGGCCGACTGGGGCAAGAATTCAGCAACTCAAAGCTCAGGAGGATAAGTGCAAGAAGGCTGAGGAGGTGGCTAGGGGGTTTAGAGAACTAATTAAATCTGCTAGAGAATTTAAACCTGTTCTTATATCGCTAATCGATAACAGAAGGATCTCTGTAAAATACACAGAGAACCTCTTAAAAACTTATGAAAAAAACTACAATAAGTTTCAGAATTATATTACAGGAAGTTCAAAACTTCCTCTAATTTATACTCCGGAGCAGGTAAAAATATCTGTTCAAAACTATGCAGCCGATTGGTCTAAAAATAAGATAGATACGGCCACCTATCGGGAGAAAGTAGGTCAACTGTTTATGGACGCTTCTGCATCTTCTGAAGCTTTCGCAAAAGGTATTTATCTTAGTGCTACGTGCAAAGATGCGCCACGTAATAGACAGGAAGCAGAGAGAGCTCGTGAGACAAAAAACGAAAGAGATTTTTACTGCAGAAATGTAGTACAAGATAGAGAGTGTGGGGTAGGAGCTGGAGAAGTAAGACAAGGTTGTGAAAAAGCTAAAACTCTATACAGATGCGAATATGTGAGAGGCAAGAGAAACCCGGTTTACAGAAAGGTTAAGTAATGGCAATATCTAACTTCAAACTTAACGTAACCGCCAATACGGCCAGAGCGTTATCCGACTTCAACAAATTCAGTCGATCTTTAGACAACAAATTCCTGATCAGCGGCCTCAAGCTCGATGTGGTCCGGAGTTCGTTAAACCAGATCACTCAGGAGTTTCAGCGTGCTATTGGCGAGCAAGGTCTGGCCAGTGCGTCTTCGTTCCGAGCCGCACAAAACCAAGCCGCATTGCTGACTCAAACCTTCAAAGGGTTTGCGGCCGAATCGGCGTTGTCTATCACTCAGAACATCGGAACCGCGCTGAATAGCGTGGCCGTGAAGGCGGGCGGCACGATGAAAGACGTGCAGAAGACTCTGGCTGCCACGCCGTTTATCAGCACGAGAATAGGCGATGAGATGAGAGACAGTCTGACCAAAGGGATCATGGCTGCTCAGGTCAACATGCGCCGAGCTGGTTTGGGTGAAAACTTTGGCGGCGTGGCCCAGCAATTCCTGCGCGGCAATGCTACCGGAATGCAGATGGTCAACAGCGCCGATGCGTCTGAGTCGTTCCTGGGCGCTGAGATCTTAAAACGGGTTGGCGGAGAGGGCAAGATTTACAGCCCGGAGATGCGCAGCAAGATTCTCAATGAGATTGTTAACGACCCGAAGATACAAGAGCAACTTAACATCGCGGCGAAAAGAGCTAGCGGGTTCAAGATTATTCTTGAAGACCTAAATACCAAACTGTTCAACCCTGAATTCGGTGTGTTCGGCGCTTTACGGAAAATCGTAGATGCTTCGGGCAAGACTACGACGATGTTCGACGAGGTTGAATACCTAATCGACCAGGTATTCGGTCCGAACGGAATGTTCGCAACTCTGGTAAAGAGTATAGGATCAGTATTCGGACAAGGCGATGCTATGCGCCCGCTAATCGACCTGGTCCAGTTCACTACGCGAACCTTTAAAAGTATAACCGAGTTCCTGAACTCTCCGGCATTTAAAGGAATCTTGTTCGTAGTAAAAGACGCGTTCTCCGGTATTTCCGATACGTTCAGCAGTATTTACGACGAAGTAAAAAGTGGTAATTTCACCACCGACGACGTAGTTCCGATGATCAGAGATATCGGTACGGCGATCAGAGACTATATCCAAAAAATCGGTCGGTTTATAAGGGGGACGGATATGACAAATGAGCAGTCAAACTTTGTTACCGAGGTCGGTGCAACTCTGGTCGAAGAGCTGGGCCGGACTGCTTTGACCCTGATAAGAGAAGTATTTGCCACGTTAATAGATAAAGCCCCGGAAATCTCCGGAGCCGTATTACCCGCACTGAACAAGGGTATTAACACTTTACTTGAGGAGACTTTTGGAGGGTTAAGCAAGATAATCAAGCCATTAGCGGCTACGATGCCCGGTCCGATCGGTGCGGTAGCCCGAGCTTCGCTGATAACCGATGTTACGGGCGGCAAAGGGGGTCTCGGACTACTCGGCGCAGTCGCACCTTTTCTTTTAGCCGGAGGCGGCGGCCTGCGCGGCGCGGGGTCAAGGTTGTTAACTGGTACGGGGGTCGGAGCAACAGCGTTTAGAACGCTAGGACTGGGCTTGGCCGGATTAGACCCGTTCGCAGCTTTGCTTGGTGGCTATGGTCCGCAGATTCTTGGTAACCTGAGAGGAGCGGGGAGCGGGATTTTTAATTACGGTGGTAGCGCAATTAACCTGGCCAGATCGGCCGGATTCGGCGCATTCAATCTGGCCAGATCGGCTGTTGGCGGTTTATCCTCCTTTCTGGCGAACCGCGCTGCTACGTTGTCCGGATATCTC